CTCTTCCGATCTGGAGGAAGTAGAGCAAAAAATCCCATTTCGTTTTTTTCACCATCTTGACGCATGAACATTCAAACCATCGCCCTCGCCGACCTCTCGCTTGACCCAAGCAACGTCCGCAAGCACTCGCGCCGAAACCTCGACGCGATCAAAGCGAGCCTGCGAAAGTTCGGGCAGCAAAAGCCCATCGTCGTGGACGCGAAAGGCATCGTGCTCGCCGGCAACGGAACGCTCACGGCCGCGAAGGAGCTCGGCTGGACCGAGATTCAGATCGTGCGGACCGAGCTTACGGGCGTCGAGGCCACGGCGTTCGCCATCGCCGACAACCGAACGGCGGAGCTGGCGGAGTGGGATGACAATCTAGGGGACGTGCTGCAATCGCTTGCGAGTGACGGCTACGACCTAAGTGAAATCGGCTTCGATCAATCAGACTTAGATGCGCTATTGAGCGAGGGCGAGTCTGCCGCGAAAAAAGAAGTTGAAATCGTTAGTGCACTCGAAGTCATTGTCGAATGTGAGAACGAAGATCAGCAGAAACTTGCCTATGACCTACTAACTGAGAAAGGACTCAAATGCCGATTGGTCACATTGTAAGACGGACGAAAGTTCATTCGAGTTTTCGCGTCGATCAAGTGCGCGGAATGTTTGATGTTCCACACAAAGAAGAGGTCGTTACGCAATGGGATGTTGCGCTCCCTATTGAAGAAAAGCCTTGGTCGATTGGTGCTATCATCGGCGCATCTGGCAGCGGCAAGACTACAATCGCCACCGAGCTTTTCAAAAACGACCATCTGCACTCGTCCTTTGATTGGCATCCAACTGAATCAATTCTCGACGGATTCTCAAAAGAGCACGCGACGAAAGATGTGGTCGAGATGCTGTCGAGTGTCGGATTGTCGTCTCCGCCTCATTGGCTCAAGCCGTTTGCACATCTCTCGAACGGGCAAAAGTTTCGAGTCGAGCTTGCGCGTCTGCTGCTGTCGAATCATTCGCGCGTTCTGTTCGACGAATTTACCAGCGTTGTCGACCGCGATGTTGCCAAAGTCTGCTGCTCAGCGTTAAGCAAAACCATCCGAAGAAAGAAAGCACCGCAACTCGTTGCGATTTCGTGTCACTTCGACATCATCGACTGGCTTCAGCCGGATTGGGTGTTTGACGTTGGCGTGAATCGTTTTGAGTGGCGGTTGCCCCGACGACGCCCAGCAATCGAGCTGCGAGTTTACAAAACGAATCGTTCGGCATGGGAGCTTTTTAAAGGGCATCACTATCTAGATGCCGAAATAAGCGACGCGGCTCAATGCTACGTCGCGACGTGGAACGACAAGCCTGTTGCCTTCAGTTCATTTATTCACTTCCCGCACGCATCATTCAGAAACGGCAAGCGAGAACATCGCACCGTGGTGCTGCCTGATTTTCAGGGCGTAGGCATCGGCAACTGTCTCAGCGAGTTTGTCGCTGATTTGGTAGTGAAATCAGGCTTTAGATACTTCTCGACGACATCGCATCCCGGCATGATTCACCATCGAGCAAAGTCTCAAAAATGGCGCTGCTCTCGATTTGGTCACGTCGCCAAAGCGGGGAAAAATTCCGTGATGAAGATCAATTCAAGCCGTCGAATAAGCGCCGGTTTTGAGTATGTTCACAATGAATGATCTCAAGCCAAGCGACGCGGACATTTTGTCGAGAGCGAATCTTTCCAACATAGGAAAGAAGCTCAAGGCCGGCAAGACGCTGACGACCTCGGAGCGGAAGGCGCTGAACGATTTCCAGACCGGTCAACTCGACGGCTGGGTAAAAGACCTGAGCACGCTCGCGAAGGAACTCGGCTTGTCCCGCCAAGCGATCTACGACGCGCGCAACCGATTCCCTGACGCACCTAAAAAGCACGAGGACGGACGCCGCGAGAACCTCGCAGCGTGGCAGCAGTTCTGCGCGGAGAACGTGATCGGGAAGGACGTGGCGACGAAGAACCTCGCCGAGCTCAAAGCCGAGCTCATGCGCGAGCAAATCCGCCTCGCCCGCAGCAAAAACGAGCGCGAAGCTGGTGATGTCATCGACCGCGAAGTCGTCGAGGCCATGCTCGTCACGCTGGGCCAGAAGCTCAACCTGCTCCTGCGCCTCAAGCTCGAAGTCGAGCTGGGGCCGCGCGGCGTCGGCATGAACGCTGCGGAACTGAACGTCGAGGGCGGCGTCATCCTCGGCGAGATTCGCGAGGTGATCAACGCGAACATCGCGACGTTCGAGGGCGAGGCGTTGGATCGGTCGCGGGAATCAACGCTAGGACTTTGACGCAATGGCTATCGCACGCGACATTAACGATAGCGCAATTGATCACATTTTCATCGACGATGTCTGCAACCTTTGCGGAACCGCACTGGACTTCCCTATTGTTTTCTGGGGGTGTCCATCGTCCAACGGCTTGCAGACGTTAATGCTTCATCCGTCATGCGTTCGCCCGTTTTGCATACGTATCGAGCGGGATGCGCGGGAACTGCTTGATGGTCGAGATAACGCGGACGCATGGCTGGAAAACGAGAAAAAGATTTGATGTGACCGCCTCCGACCTCCTCTGCGCCACCCTGCGTCTCCCGCAGCCCGACCGCTCGCCGATCTACGAGTGGGCGCGCAAGCACGTCATCCTTCCCGAAAGCTACGCGACGCCGGGGCCCTTCAACGTCCGCATCTCGCCGTGGCTCATTCCGATCTTCGACGCGTTGCAAAATCCGCTCGTGCGCCGCGTGCATTTTCGCAAGGCCGTGCAGATCGGCGGCACGCTCGTCGCTGACATTTGGGTGCCGTGGCTCATCTGCAACGACGCGGGGCCGATCTCCTGGACGATGCAGACCGATGAGATGATTGACCGGCACGCAAAGAGCCGGCTCAACCCGATCTTCGAATCGTGCAAGCCGGTCTCGGCGATGCTGCCGCGCGTCGGGCCGCACCGGACGACGACCGAGATTTACTTCGGTGGATTCTTTTTCCTGCTCAATCCCGCGAACCTTTCCAGCCAGCAGAGCCAGTCCATCCGCTACAAAATCAACGACGAAATTTGGCTCCCGAAATGGCAGGAGGTTTACGGCCACGCCGTCGCCCGCGTCTCGCGCTTCGAGGAGGTGGGGCGCTCGAAGATTTATAACACGTCGCAGGCGCCGATCATGGACCTCGAGACTGGCAACGTGGAGGACACGAGCTTCCGCCAGGGGACGCAGCAGGAGTGGAGCACGGAATGTCCGTCGTGCCGCAAGGTGCATCCGCTCGCCTTCACGCTCGACAAAAACGAGGACACCGGACTGCGTGGCGGCGTGGTCTGGGATGCCGCGGCAAAGCGGGATGACGAGACGTGGGACGTGCCGCGGGCGGTCGCCTCGTGCCGCTTCCGGTGTCCGAGTTGCGGCCACGAGTCGCCCGACACCGACACGACGCGCAACGGATGGAAGCGTGCCGGTCGCTTCGTGCCGCTGAACCCAACTGCGCCGGCGGAGATTCAGAGCTTCCGCGTGGAGTCACTGGTCAGCCGGCCGATGCGGTTACTCGTCGAGGAGTTCTGCGAGGCCGACAATCATTTCGTGCGGCAGGGCGACGACAAGATGAAGATCGAGTTCAAGACAAAGCGCGAGGCGCGGCCGTGGATCGTCGAGAAAAAGGTGGTCAACCTTTTCGTGACAAAATCGGATTACACCGTCGCGCAGTTCAGCAACGGCGAAGGCATCGAGGGCGAGGTCATTCGGTTCATGTCGATCGACCGCCAGCAAAACCACTGGTGGGTTGAGATCGGCGCCTTCAGCTCGGCGACGGGCCCGACCTACAAGCAGCTTTACTTCGGCCGCATCGAGACGCGGGACCAGCTCCGGCAGATGCAGCACCGCTACAAGGTCCAAGACGCGTGCGTCGCGCAGGACCGCGGATACCGGCCGGCCGACGTGGACCGCGACTGCGCTGACTTCGGCTGGCGAGGGATGCGTGGACACGCTCGGAAGACGTGGACGATGCGGGACGACGCGAGCGACAAGCTGATTAACTTCCCGTTCTCGGAGCCGCGCACGAGCGACTACCGCGGCGGGGACGTGTTCTACTACGACTGGTCGGGCGACTACTTCAAAGACCTCCTGGCAAACGCGCTCGAGGCCAAGGGCGATTTAAAGTGGCTACTACCGGCAGACGTCAACCCGCTCTACCTGGAGCACCTCAAGGGCGAGTCGAAGGTGGAGATTCGCACCGGCGTGTTTGAATGGAGAGAGGTGAAAAGCAATGCCCCTAACCATGGGCTTGATACTTCAGCAATGATGCTTTGTATGGCCACTATCGCGGGGGTTTTAAGATAC